CCATATCTATTTTTATTCCATCAGCCACCTTTTTTCTAATTAAATTTTTGATTTGTGTAATTGTCATGGTATCTGATGGTAGTTTTTCCAAAATCAAACGATTTGTCATTTTTTCCTCAATTTCCCTGACCTTACTTATAACTTCTTCTTTTTTAAAACTCATTTCATCAGGATGAGTTTTTGTCCAAAGCGTAAAATGTTTTCTTTGGATAATTTTTGGGTTATCCTCAAAGAATATTTGTAGTACGTTATATCCCAAATTAAAAGAATGATTGGCAATTTTAGTTAAGAAAGTTGATTTTCCGGCACCTGTTGGTGCGAGTATAACACCAATTTCACCTTTGGCCAAACCACCTTTTAATAACCTGTCGATTCCAGGAACTCCAATAGGAATTGGGTGACGAAAATCCTCATTTAAAACTTCATCGAGGTTTGAAAACACGTCCAACATTAAATCATCCCTTGTTCCAACTTGTAATGCTTCACGTACCAATTCTTCTAACTGATCATAGTTTTCAAACTCACCGCCATCAATTACTTTTTGGGCTTTGGTTATTGCTTTTTGTAATTCTTGTTGTTTACAGAATTTTAAAGCTTTTTCTTGAACAAATAAAGAACCATCAATAGGCGCAGATTTTATTTTAGCAAGGGTATCTAAAATTATTTTTAACGCAAGTTCTTGTTGGATTTCTGATTTTGAAATTTGTTCAATTGTTTCATAGGTTGGAACATGTTCATATTTTTTATAATATTCTTTAATCATTTGGACAATTAATTTAAAATACTTATTGTCAAAATAATTAGTATCTATTACCTGAATTATAGTTCTACCAAACTCTTTATCCACAATTATTTGATTCAATAATTGTAGTTGAAAATTGTTTCCTAAATACTCAAAATTTTTATTACCCATATTATTAAATATTATACTTGAGTATTATATTCAAGATAATCATATGACAATTCGTCAGATGAAAAAATGTCAGTTAAATCATTCAATATAGATTTTATTTGATTTCTTATATCTACAGTGTATCTTATCTTAGGTGGATAAATTTTGGCATCAAAAACTCTATGACAAATTGTCTCATTATTTTTCTTTATCATAATACTAAAATGTTCTGGTCCTTCAATAAACGAAGTATTCAAAATTTCAGGATTAAAAGTGATTTCGTCATTATTATCCAATAAATAAACAACCGATCTCATTTTTAATTTATATTGAAATTGATTAATTAAATCCCTAATATAATAATATAAATCCATAGAATTTTTCGCATCAGGATTATAGTTTCTTACATTAAAGAATCTTTGGATGATAAAATTGTCATTGACTTTCATCAAAAATTCAAGTTTTACTAGTTCTTGTTCTTTCATATTAAATTATTTGGTTTTAAAATTTCTTTTTTCTTTTCTAGTTAGTTTTAAAAATGGTGTAAGGAAATTTACCCATGTATTATCCCCCTTTGGTAGGTATTTGAAAAGACCATCTTCCATCATCATTCTGATAATGTTTCTATGACCTCTACCATCAGGATCTAATGTTTCAGAGTAATAAAGTTGTACAATGTTTTTACCTTCTTCGGTAATGATTGGTTTTGATAAGTCAATAATTTTTTCATTAATCTCAAAAAATTCGTTTCCGTAAATACCTGTTTTTGTTTTGCCAGTTAAAAGATTTTTTAAAACAGAATTGTCTTTATCTTCTTTTAACAGGTTTTCTGCCTTTATCAAAATATCGTTCAAGTTAACTTGATTGTCAAGTAACTCAGGAAATAATTTTACCAATGTTTTTTCACCCAAATAATATATACCATCAATATTATCGGACTTATCACCAATTAAAATCTTACACAATTTCACATTTTGATGAGGTACTTCAATTTCTTTAAGTTTAACCTTATCTCCATATTTATAAGTTTTTTTGGTATTGGGTGAATAGATTGAGACATTTTTTGATATTAATTGAGTTAGATCCCTATCCCCCGAAAAAATTGTGATATTCTCATTTTCAGCAATTTGACAATAAAACGCAATTAAATCATCGGCTTCGTTTTTATCAACATTAATTTGACGGATAAACATTTCCTCAAGATATTGTTTAACCCTTTCCTTTTGTTCTTTAAATGATTCTTCCTCGATAGGATTTTCAGGTTCCGATCTATATTTGTATTGCGGGTAGATTGTTTTTCGGGCTAGAGAGTTTTCATTTCCATCCCAAAAAACTAATACTTTGTCATAGTTATGTTCTTCAATGAATCTTCTTATTGTGTTTAAAAAATGCCAAATACCACCAATATGTTTTCCGTTATGATAAAAGTCCTTAACTCCGTGATACCCAATTTTAAATAAATTTAAGCCGTCAATTATTAATGTTTTTTTCACAAATTAATTTTCAAAGGGTTCAACAATTTTGTTACTTTTTATTCTTCAAAAATATCATCATTACTTTCTTCAATATTGTAATCTCCACCACCCAATTTTTGAACCCAATAATCTGAATACTCTTTTTTATATTTATCAAGAGCCTCCTTAGTGTCTGAAATATAACCATTATGAACTGCCAGAATCTTACCATCCTTATAGCCGAGACCGGTTATATGATTTTTCAAAATTGATATTCTTGTTCTAATGGCAAATGAAACTTTTCTCCCATTTTTGGTTGCATCAATATGATTGATGCCCGCCTTTTTTTGTTTACCAAATAAGAAAACTAATGATGACGCCAACCAAATGGCCTCACCACCTTTGGCGCGGATTTCTGGTTGAGACATAGGGGATGTCATGTCTACATCGGTCCATGGTTGATTCACAATAACCATAGTGTTATAAAAAGGATAGTCTTCTTTTCGCGACTTTGTTATCCTAGAATGTACCCCCATTCCAATTTTATCAGCTAACACACTTGCGTTTGCCATTTTACCTCCACGACCCTCAAATGTCATTTTACATGGGACACTTCCGATACTATCAAATAAAAAAACTAAGTTGTAGGGTAATGTCCCTTCTTCTTGCATATCCAACAATTCATTGATGTAGTCAGTTGCCTGTTCAATATAATCAAACGAATCGTTAAATAAAAAATCTCCATCCCAACTTCCGTCCTCTTTTTGATAAGCATTTACTCCCAATTCAACTGCGTGAGACCAACTCCACTTTCTTTCCGTGATTATAAAAACCGGTAGGTGTCCCTTTTTTTGAGCATCAGCGGCTGTTAATATTAAGGCCGTTGTTTTTGAAGAATTTGTGTGCCCTAAAAACATGTTGATTGCCCCCGCCGCTGGACCGGGTAATCCACAAGCATCCATAAAGGCTTCACCACAGTTGTAATACATCTCTGGTTTGTATTTCGTACTAGTCGAATACTTATTTTTTATTGTCTCTAATGAGAACTCTTTCTTCTTTAAAGCCATATTAATTGTACTTGAAAAATTCTTCTAAAGTCTCTAATTTATCTTTTGCGTTTGCAATTTTTTCTACAAGTTTATCCATTTCTTCAATGTGTTGTGGATGTTCTCCAATACCAACTGAATGGTCAAAATAAACTAGTAGGGAGGCTTCAGATTCGAGCATTTCTGCTTTGTACTTCGTAATCAAAGCTTCATACATTTTTTGTGTTATACGATTATCTTTATTCATATTATTTAAGTTTTTTTTTAAAAAATGAACATAGACACTATATCTATAATAATGTCTATGTTCGTTTAGATTTAGAATGGCATTTCATCATCAGGTTCTGAATTCAATTGTGGATCTTCATAAGATTGTTTTTTTCCACCAAATGTATTTTCAGACTCTTCTGAATTACTATAAACATAACCATTCTTTTCGCTATCCCATTTTGGGGTTTCTCCGCGAGCAATTGCTTCAAGATATTCTACAGGTTTTTTAGAGTAAACATCTTCCCATGTTAATTTATCTTCAATCCAAGATTTTGAAATTTCTTTATCTTCGTGAAGTGGAGATGGATCGTCATACATAACTGTTTGAATTACTGTATAATAATTTCCACTTGGTGTTTTAGATTTTGTAAGTTCTAAAATAATATCTCTACCTTTTTGTGTATCGGTTACATCACCTTTAGATCGAAATATTGGAATAATTTTATCTAAAATACCTTCATTTTTATAGTTGTGTTTAAATCTCCAAAATTTAACACCATCAGATTCATTATCTCGATCAATAACTTTAACAATATAAAATTTCCTTGATCTATATTGTGATGCCAACTTTTTATCCGATTCTTTTCCTGTTGACATTAATTCTTCATATACTTCATTTAATGGAGAACGTTCATTGTCATTTTTTCCCGGATCAAAGAATTTTTGCCATTTTCCATCAATTTGGACTTCATGAAACCAAACTTCTTTAAATGGTGAAGAACCATCACTTGTTGGAAGAATTCTTAATTTGCGTTGAGCTTGTTTTTCTTTTTCTCCCAAAATTGCCGCAAAATATTTTTTCATTCTTTCATCCTGTGACATTTTGGAACTGGTTGATTGTTGTGATTTTTCATACTGAGACAGTATTGCATCTAAACTTGTTGTCGCCATAATTTTAAAATTGTTTTTTTGTTTTTGAATTATAATTTAATTTTCTACATATGTCAAATTAAATCAAAAATTTTTAATATTTATGTTTGTACTAATAGAAAATGATTAAAAAAAAAATAATAAAAATATTGAGGGAAGAATCAAGACTTATAAATAAAAAAACCAAAATGTCTAATTTTATTCTAAGAAGACTTGATTTATTAGATACCCACATAACACAAAGTTATCATTGGTTAGATCCTAAAAGATTTAAGGATTTTGATGATTATTTAAATAGAGTTATTTTTAGTACAACTAGGGAGTTTACTAGTGATTTAGGTATATACGATTATCAAGAGATACTTAAATTAAGAGATGAATTAGAAGAAGATATTAAAAATATTATAATATCAAAATATTTGCGTGAAATTAAACATCATTATAATAGTCACAAATGAACCTACAAGAACAAATAACTAGAATAAAAGAAATGATGGGGGTAATTAATGAGGAAAATAGATTTCAAAAAATGGGGGAAGATAAATATAAATCTTGTTCTATGTCCGATATTACAAGAATGGAGATTATTGATATGTTTTTCAGTAAAGTAAAAGAGAATCCTGATTACCATAAGGAAAAACCTGATTTTGATTTACTAACAGATGACTGGGATGGTTATGATGACCAAGTATATATTCAAAATAAATTAGATGATGATACTATTATTTTTTATGAGGGTTGGGTTGATAGTTGTTGGAATGCGGTATATAACAAACCACAGTATGAGAATATGAGTGAAAAAGAAGTTATTGAAAGTATCATCACAGATAGATTTCCAAGAATTGCGGAGGAATTTAATATGTTTATAAAAGATTATGGTTATATATATCGTAATGGTTATATTATGTATGTAGAAATAAAATCCACCGAAAAACCCATCAGTCTTTAGCCGATTGGATTAAACTTTTAAAATTCTGAATATTTATATTTCAGAAGCCCAACCATCTTTAGTGGTTGGGTAGTTCACATGAACCTACAAGAAAACATACATAGAATAAAAGAAGTGATGGGATTGAGTGAACTTTATGACCCATCAGGGAAAAGTTATGAACCAAGTAAGTTTGTTTATCATAAATCAAGTCCAGTATGGAGAAAGAATATTTTAAAAACAGGTTTATTAGTTTCTGTTGGTGATTGTTATAAAACATATTCTGAAAACTTTTCTAAAGAAGAATGTATTCCCGCCATCTTCGCAACTGATTCCGATAATGAAGATGAATGGTTCGAATCCACTTGGGATGATGATGTTTGGAGAATTAATACCAAAATTGCCGATGTTAAATGGTTTAAAGATAAACATTTCGAGTATGAAGGTTCTAAAAATAATCATATAGTAACATTTGAAGATATTAAACCTGAAGCTCTAAAATTAATATATAAAGGTACTGGTAAATCAAATTAATATGAAATTACAAGAAACAATAAGAAGGATACTCAAAGAGGAAACAAAGATGAACACTCGTCTCAGAAGAAGATTAAATATGTTGGATTTTGAAGTTGAATATAGATTAGGCGCAACATATAGACCTGATAACATATGTCAATATAAGGATGGAAATGAACTAGTTGAGGTTGTAATGGAGTCCGCAATTGAATCTATGTATTGGAATTATTTTGCAAATACTGATGATAATTCAGGAGAGTGGAGTGAAATATATTATGGTATGGTTAAATATATTAAAGACAAATACGGAGAAAAAATAAAAGAATACTATCACATTAATTGTGGAAACTAATATGAACCTACAAGAACAAATATCAAGAATTAAATCAATGATGGATTTAAACGAATCTGAATCAAAAGATTTATCTAAATTAATTAAAAAAATTTTGGAAATAAATTTATTAGCGTATCATAAAAACGTGTTATGTAAAGTTGAAGTTATTCATCCAGATAACAGAGAAGTTTTAGAAGGTCAAAAAAAATATGATCATTATGGGGTTTACCTATATGTTATTGGTGGTTATGGAACAGAGTATTTTCCCCAAACAATGGCAGTACATGATATGTATGAATATTTAATGAATAAAGCTTGGGATATTGTATATGATAATTTTGTATTACCAACAGATGTTTATCGAAAAATGATAAAAAAATGTGAAGATAATTAATTCTAAAATTTTAATAGAATCTTTTTAATTGTTCGGATTCATCTTCAAAGTTTCTAAAACTTTTTCTTATTTCGTTTGGATTAAAATTTTCAACATCTTCTTGGGATATAACATATTCATTTTTTCCGCTACGTTCCATTTCAGGTAATTTATCATCAAAAAAATCTGTTAACTTTTGATTGAATGGTCCTGAATCCAAACTTCTAAGTTCTAATTTTTCTTGTGGAGTTTTTGGTTTCATTTTTTCAATCTTTTGTTCTAAATTATTTAATTTTTCTACCATATTATCCATAACAGATAATTTACTTTCTAAATCTTCCATATGTTTAAATAAAGTATCAAAATATTCTTCTTGTTTATCACCAATATTTTTTTGTGATGTTACCAAATCAGTAACATCAACTTCTTCAGTTTCTTTTTTATCTTTTTTCTCATCACCAATTTTTTCAACTTCTGTATCAGTGGCCAAATCCACAGGTGTAGATCCTGTTGTTGGTGCGGCTGGCGGTGGTAATGCAGCTTCTCCTCCAGGTGGCGGTGGTAATGCAGCTTCTCCTCCAGGTGGCGGTGGAACTTCTTGTTCTAATACGTATTTATTTATCTTATGATATCTTTCAATCTCCTTAATAATTTTATTATCAATTTTCATCTTATTTTTTTTTAACCGTTTAATAATTGTTTTACACCGTTTAAGGTTTCAACTTGAATTTTTTTATTATTTTTCATTGTATTATCTACTCTTTCTATTAATCCATCTTTCATTCTTATAACATAACATTCACCAGTATCTAAATCGCATACTTGTTTAGATCCATTTCCAAGATCTTTTTCGGTTACTTTAGTGTCTTTTCCAAGATAACTATCCAATAATAATTTAGTGTTCATATTTTTTTATTTATAAATATATGAAAAAATTAATTAATTCAATTTCAATTGATGTTGTTCCAATATAATAATGCATAATTGATATTAGTTTTAATATTTTCAATTTCTACCGGATCTGTTTTACTCCAAATATTTGGGTCGGCGGTTTCACTTGTTTGATTTAAAAATAAAAATTTTGCAATACTATCAATATTAAGATTTCCATCATTTGTATTTGTGATATCATTCATTCTATTCGACCACCAATTTACCAAGAAATCTAAACAAGAATCCACATTTTTAAAAGAAACATAAGGTATCAAATCTGTATTACAATAATATTTTTCATTAAAGTAAGTATTTTTAGACCCCCAATTCATATCATTACCAAGTGCGGTCACATCCAAATATATTGCCGCAAAATTATTTTCACTTGTTTTTAACAAAATATTATTAGGATTTGTATTATTATCCGAATTTGTACTTAAATAAATTTTAGAAAAAATACATTTTTGTAATTTATCATTTTTTGTTTTATTAATAATTTTTGTTTTTAAATCTTTTAAAGTTATTGTCGTTGTCGTGGTATTCGTTATTTGTTGATATTTTGCATAATTTGTGCTTGCAGAACAAGTTTGAGTTGTTATTGTATTAACTCTTGGAGATGTAAGACCGTTTAATGCTGTATCTCTTTGAGATAGATCACTTTTTTGATTTTCAATTGTTTTTTGTTGTTTACCAAGTCTATCTTTTTTAATTTGTTCTTGTATTGATTTTAACAAACTATTTTTTAAAGCTTGTAAATAATTGTCAGGTATTGGTAATTCAGAAATATTTTGTCTAACCCCTGTAAATACGGTTTCAAATTGACCTGGTGTTATAACATGGTTTACAGATAAAATCATATAAGGGCCATAAAACATTGGTACGTGCCTTAAATTAAAGTACATTGTTGGTTGTAACATAGCATTACCTAACATACTAACAGTACAATTATAACTTCTTGTTTTATAAAGATTGTATAATGAAAGATTTTGTGTGGTTGTACCCCTATTTGATGACTGATTTGCCATTTGATTTAATGAAGCCAAATTTTCTGCGGTTGGCGTTCCACCTTGCATATCAACTTGAAATCCGTGAAATATGGATTGGTTTTGGGGTCCTATATCCACATTAAAACCTACTACTTTATTTGATTTATCCCAATCTTTTTTATTTATTTGATTTTCTAATAATGGATTACTACTAGATCTTCTTAAATCAAAAACATCACTCCTAAATCTATAATCAATATTTTTTACATCAGGGTGTTCACTTGGCTTACCTGCATAAAAACATAACATCTTACTTTTTGAGTTTGTGTAATCAACATTTAAATGAGTACCAAATAAACTATTCGCAAATTCTAAAGTACCTTCTGGTTTGGGTTGTGGATTTTTAGAAACATCATTAACGTTGTAAAAATTTATGTATGATGGTAAATTATAAATTACAAAATTATTTTCCACAATAATTGATTGAATTAAACTTAACATTGAGGCTTTCTCAGGTAAGTTCATTATTCTATCTCTTAATTTAAAAATATCGATTAGTACTTTATTTCCAATATCTCTTGAAGCTTTGTCTAATAATAAAACATCCTCAAATAACGTTTTTTCACTAACATCTAAACCAGCAATCCACCTATCATTTAAAGCTTTGAATGTTTCCCATAATTCAACATTTCCTTGATCTCCTATTAAAGTTTCGTTATTTACCTTTTCAAGATTTATTGTGGTGTTTGGTAACCGGGTGTTTAATTTAACAAACAAACTATCTAAAATGTCTGATTGAAAATCTTCAATAGATTGTAAATATTCATCCATTTTTCGGATAAATTCTGTTTTATTGGAAACATTACCTAATGATTTTTGTGTCGCATATATTTTAATAATTGGGGCAAAATTTTTAACATTAAATTCATCAAATGATATATCCATATCTATAAAGAAATCCGTAATGTAAGAACCTGAATCTGAATATGCAAAACCACTCAATTCAGAAAAACCAACATATGTTTGTAAGGATTTCCATGCTTGTGGATAATTACTTTGTGAATCGGATAAGGTTGTTAAAGGTGGTAATGCATTGGGTGTATTTGCGTTAAAACTATCTAAAATAAATGGATCGGATATTTGTAATAAATTTGTTGGTAAATTTAAATTTGGGTTTGCAGAACTAAAAGTTTTAAATAATTTTGTATTGTAATTTGATGGGTTTCCTATTTTTAATAGTATATCATAATTTAAAAATCCATCTAAAATTGAATTAATATTTTTTGATTGTTGATCAATTACAAATTGAATTACTTTTTCACCTGTTAATCCGCTAATTTGACCAACGGTAGATAAATCAGAAACTTTCATTAAAGAACGGAATAACATTTGAAAATTTTTATATGTTACTTGACTGGCAATTGTTTCACCACTTAATACCGCGTCACTATAATCATATATTGATTTGGAAAAATTTAAAAACATTTCTTCAAATTGATCCAATACATTTCGTTCAAAAACTGAAAATATTTCACTTATTTTAGTGTATTTTTCATCACCATTAATTGTAAAATTATCTTGATTATTACCTGAAAAAATAGTTTTAATATATTCTAAAGGAGTTGGTTTTGTTATTTTTGTTGTATCAAAATAACCAAAATTTGGTGCCCCCCAAAATAATCTTACCGAACCGTTATAAACCGCAGTATTACCTGTAACTTCTGTTTTAAGTTTTGTACTTGAAACATTATCAAAACATTCAAAAAGTGTTTGATTTACATATGATCCATTCGATGGTAAAATCCAGTAATTTGAGTCTAAAACAGATTTGGATAATAGTGTCCAAGGTATTATTCTCAAATCTCTAGTTAAATTTTTTTCGTCAAAACCTTCTATTTTACTAATTATTGCTTTATCAACATATTTCATCACCAATCCATTATCCAAAGCGTTTTGTATATCTTGTGTTGTATAACCTTGGGTTGAGTTATTTGACACGTTAAAACCTCCGTTTTGTGAAGTCTGACTTATATTAACACTATATGTTCCCACGCCACCAGTTCCTGTTATAAAACCAGTTATTTGGGTGCCTTGACTTATAGACCCCGAATTAATTTGTTGACCTATCTGTAAATCATTACTTGAAATACTTGTGACAGTAAAAACCGTGTCAACTATATAACCACTTCCTGTTATCTGTAAGTAAGGATTTATTGAATAAACACCTTGGTAAAAAAGATTAAAATCATTTATTAATTTTGGATAAAATCCAGTATTCATTAATGAAGATACTTCAGAACCCACTGGCGTATTTTTCTCTAAAACAATATCTATATTATCCCCATCAATAACGAGTGGATAAATTTTTTGGGGGTCACTTGTAATGGGGTCATAATTGTTTAAATAACTAAAACCTGACCAAGACGTGTTAATAATATCTTCTCCAGTTTCTATATATTTTTTATACCTATGATATATTGATCCTATTTTTAAAACCCAAGAATATGGTATTTTATGAACCGCGCCATATTTCTTTAAAGTTGCAAAAATATAATCCAAATCTGTTGTAGATTGTATTTGTGTTCCAATATCACTAGTATTACAATTTTTATATTTTTCTCTAAGTGTCGCTAATGGTAAACTATTTAAAAATAAAAAAGCAGACGCCACAAAAGGGTTAGTAGAAAAAGATTGAAAACTTCGAATACCTTCTTGTATTGAATTAATAAAATAAGGTGTGTTAAATATCGATGTTGTTTGTTTATAAGTAACACCACCACTATAATCAAAATAGTTTAAATTACCTTCAGTAACAAATTGTTTGTAAGGGCTTGTACTTCTGTTATCAAAATATGTTATAATTTCTTGAGTTGTGTTAAAATTTATATTATCGTTAAAAGTTGTAAAAAAATTAAAATTAGTAATTGGTCTAATTTTAACTTTTTTGGTATTTTGTAAATCACCATTACCTTCAAAATTTGTAATAGTTTTTATTAAGGTATTATATTGAATAACTTTAGATGTTGAAAAAACATTTGTTATTGATTGTCCATCAGCTAAATTATTACTACACCATACTTTATCAGTAAAAGGGTATGTATCAGTAAAATCAAATAAGTTAGTTGATCCGTCATTTTTTAAAAACTCATCTAAATCTTTTGGTTTTTGTAGTTCAGCTAAATTTTTATTTAAGTTTAATAGATAATCTAAACTAAAGATTTTAAATTCAGAATTTTCTACATAATTTTTAATATATGTGGTGTTAAAAACACCTCTTAATAAGTTTTGCCAACTCTCACCAGTTCCTCCGTTTGATATATGCCTTAAAACCCCTAAAAAGTTACTCCCATTGATACCATATTGTTTTAATTTTTGTGTTAAAATTGGACTACCTCCCAATAAACTTTGTACTATATTATAACTTTCTCCATCGGCAAATGATTCTATGATTTTATCTGTAAATTGTGGGTTGTTTATACCTCTAGATATCTTTGAATAATAACAATGTAAAACCAATCTTTCATAAATCTCATAAAAATATTTAACCTCTTGTTTATTTGAAAATATAACGTTTTCTTGTGGGAATTCTAAAGAATTAAAACTAACTCTTTTAATATCTAATTCCTCATTTTCATATGCGGTATTATCATTTGGTGGTAATGCCCTTTCGGTATACGCTCTTAAATACTCTTCAACAAATTCAATTTCAGGCCAAACATCATATAAATAACCTTTTGTTTGATTTATATAATTTTTATTACCCGGGTATTCTATAACATATTTCTCATTCCCATCACTATCTTTTTGATTAACTATAAATTGAGGCCACGGATAAATTGGAACTAACTTATCATCATAATTTTGTATATTGTCCGTCGTTGCATCTGATACCGTTTTTTGTAAAATACTTTCTTGTCTTATTTTTAATGAATCACCGTTATTAGAATTAATATCCCAAGCTTTTTTATGAACATCATCCATTAACCTTAAAAAAGCTTCGCCACTAGCAAATATAACCGCTAACACATTCTTAAGTGTGGGTATAAATCCAATACCATTATTTGGGCTTTCAAGTAATAATTTTAATGCTTCTGTTAACTCATTTTCTATGTTACCTCTAATAACATTTAAATCTTTTAACATTTTGTCTGTTAAATCTAAAAAACTACCATTACCCTCAAAATAAAATAAATTGATTGGTGTGGTATCAGTACCATAACCGTTAACTTGATTTGAATTTAATGGTTTACCTGTACTTTTAATTACATATTCAGCAAACTCTTCTTGAATTTTAATAACATCATTATTATTTTGTGTGTTAAATCTTTGTCTTAATGTTTCTTTTTGATCTATATCACCAATACCTACAATTGGTTTTTTTAGATTTTCAACTCCCTTTATTTTTAATTCTATAGGTGACGAAGTTATTTTACCATTTATTTTATAACTACCATCACTACCCACAGTTTTATTAGCACCAAGTTTTGTGTTAAATTCTTTTATTATTGAATCTAATTCAGTGATACATGATTGTTGTTTTTCTAATGTTAAATAATCTTTTTTGAATGGATAAACTTTGGTTTTTTTATCATCATTTAGAATATAAAAAATTTTTGGATCACAGTATTTTCTAAACCAACTTTTTTCTAACTCATAAAAAACTTTTTTTTGAAAATCAATTAGTTCGGTTTGATATACCTCGCAGTTTGTTAATGGTTCTAAATTTTCTTTAGTAAAATTATCCAAAACATTTTTAATAAAATTTTCTATCCTCTTTTGCATTTGAACCAAAGTAATCTCAGGAAAGTCATTAGGTATCAAACCTTTAGATTTATATTCATTATATAATTCTTTTACTTTTTGATAACCTAGTTCTGTTACGCTTGAATTACTTTTGACGGTTAAATTATCCACAATGTAATTATTTAAATTAAATTGTGGTGTGGTTGGGGCTAATACACCAACAGGTTGTGATTTTTGTGAGATTAAAAAATTAGCCCTATACATATGTGGTGTGGCAATTAAATGTGCCAAACTTATTTCTGAAAGTACCGTAAATTTATAAGTGTAAAATTTTAATGATATTTTAAAATTACCTGAATTAACGTCATATCTACTTTTAAAACTATTTAACATTAAAGGTAATCTTACAGCTTTACCATAAAAACCTTTTATGGTTAGTTGAAATAATGGATAGGGGAAATTAAAAAATGCCGCATAAGGGCTCTGATCTCCCGATTCAAATAAAGCTCTACCCTTTACATCTTCTAACTCTATTTCTATTTGTGGATTGAAAGCCGTATTAATTGATACTCTTATTTGTGTTATTCCCAATAAACCATTATCTATTGGTCCGGGTTTACCACCAGAATTTATACTTTGTCTTATATAAAAATCATCGGTTTTGTTTGGGTTTTGGATGGTTTGTTGATTTGGTTGATTAACACCTTTTCCTTCCAAAGAATCTTTACCTGTTATCTCATCAGTCCAATTAGTATTTAATTTAGTTTGACCCGCAGGACTTAAAAAATTTATAGAAGCAATTGAAATTGTTTGAATATTATCACTGTTGGAAACTCCAACCGCTAATTTAGTTCTAGGTAGAACTCTACATTCTAAATTAGCGTATATAACTAAATTTTCTTGTTTTACAAATCGTTCTTTAGCTTTACCATTTTCATCTATTACTTTATTTGGATCGATTACTGTTATGTTGTTATAATCAAATTCAACTAAAATATTTTCTTCACCATTACCTACCATAATAAAAAAATTGATTTTCTAATTCATTTTTATAATCTTGTAATGATGTTAATAATGGAAAAGGAATTGTCAATATAGAACCATCAGATATATTCCATTCTTCACCTCCATATTTTGGATTTGCCAATAAAATTAGCCACCCAAAAGTCGGAGTTCCATAATATTGTTGTGAAATTTTATCTAATCTCGATTGAGAAACTTTATATATATGTCGTTTATCTGTTGTTTTTGAAGGTATATTTATATATGGTACTATAGTTTGGTTACCATTTATTAAAAAAGTATTATATCTGTTATATATTTGTCTAGACATTTTAATTAAATTTTGGTATATCTAAATACAATTTTTTTATTTCATCCTCTTGTTGAGTATTATTATTTCCTGGTACTGTAGTATATTCAAATTTTCTAGGTTTACCTTTTTTGTATAAAACCGTTTCTATACCATCAGTGTACTCAATATAATCTGGAGATCTCAAAAGATCTGTAAATATTTTTTCATATTTAGAATTTATGTTATTATATTGTTTTTCTAAATCATTTAAAATGTTATCAATTTTTTTACTTATTTTTTTAGACTTGTCTCTTTGAATTACTGTTTGTGTTATTATTTTATTTTTAAATTCTTCTTTTTTTGTTTTATTAGTAAGAACTCTAGACATTATAACATAAAATCTTTGATATCCGTCAGTTTTTAATCCTTCTTTCAAATTATTTGGATAATAAAAACTTGAAAAATTATTATCGTTTTGATTAAATAACTTTTCATCAATAATTCCAAATGAATCTAATATTTTGTTATTAAAATTGTTTAAAACATTTTCTAATTCTTGAAAATCGCCAGATAGTTCACTTGAAGTACTTTCATAATCAATATTATTTATTATAGATGTCCCTTCTATATTATAAACTCTTGGTTTATTACCGGACAACAAAAAACCATCTGTTGGCGTATTTAACACAGTATTTCCATTTACTAACATTATTTTTCTTATTGTTTGTACCAAATTTTTTTCTGAATCAACTAATAAATTTATAGTATTAACCACATTATCACTATAAATGGTATAAAAATCTTTTAAATAATTTTTTAAATTTTGTCTTACATTTTCAATAACATCTTCATCAAATTCATTATCAACTAAAAAATAAATTATTGGGTTTTCATTATTACTAATATCATCTTCCACAGCAGTATCAAAAATATTTTTTATATATTCTCCATATTTTGTTGGTTTTCCATATATATTAAAAATATCATTTGGGCCCCATCTCCTATAAATTCGACTAGTTTCATCATCATTAATATAATTTACTATTTGTAATAAATAATAATTACCATTTAAATCATTATTATTTATACTTTCTAATTGAGCGATTAAAGTCTTGAAATAATCAAGTGTTTGATTAACCAAATCATCCATAACTTTTTGATAGGTAATTTCACCTTCTTGACCATCTGTAACTGGTATGTTTGTAACAACAACACCAATTGTTGTCCCCCCATTATTTTCTTGTTGATTTACCGGTTTTGCAGGATATTCTCCAGCGCTCAAAAGATCAAAAAATTCCTTATCTATTTTTGATGTATCTTCGGTAGGTGTTGCTCTTTCATCATAAATTTCTGTGTTTGCATAATAGTTGAATGATAAAGCGTTTTGTAATTCCTCTATTGGTTTAGCCAATCCATGTCCTCCAATAAATTTAAAATTCATTGTAACTTTAGCAATCATTGGTTGTAAACCAATACCTTCTGGATTCATGTCGTATATCAACGGATCATAACTAAATTGGATCCCATCTGGAATAATTTTAGAGTGATAAAAATCCCCTATTCTTAACACCAATACAGGAGGAGCTCCAAAAGATGTATTAATTGCGTCATTAACTCTTGGTTTACCATCACTAATAACAGGTATTGTTTCTCCTGGTCTTCCACATTGATTTAAGAATGTTAATCGAGCATTTAAACCTTCAGGAGTTATAGAATGAAATGCCGGATTAAAAAATTTTATTTTTTCTTTTAAAGATGTGTATATCATAGGATTTTCTTCCTTTAACATATCAAAATAATCACATTCAGATAATAATAATCTTAATATTTTTTTACTTATTCCAGTAAAATCAGGTGAAGTAGGTTCTACTGTTGGAGCGGTTCTTATTTGTTCGGTTACTTGTTTTTTTACTTCACTAGGTACGTCTTTAGTTTCAGTTATTGTTGTTGTTGTTTGTAGTTTAGCATCAATACTACTTATCGCCACTCTTCTACACGCCATAGCACTTACAGAATATTTTTGTGAGTTGGATGTTACTTTATCATTTTTGTCTTTAACATCTATATCACAAAATATTTTAGCCATAGTTAATGATTCTTTATTTTTTGGAGTTACCTCCGTATCTTCTCCACTAGATTCTAATTCTACTACTAATTTTTGATTTTCAATAAATGTGTTAAGATTTATGTCCCCAACTTTAAAATTTTTTATAAATTTAACAACAGAATCAACCCTTCTTTCAGATAATTTTTGATTATACTCAGGCGAGGCTGATGCGGATGCCGCACCTTTTAACTTAATGTTAATTGTACCACCCGCATTTAGTATTTCATATGCATCAGTAAAAAAATTAGTTTCTCCTTGTGTTAACACTTCAAAATTACCAATAACCGCTTGATCAAAAAATTCTGAAACATTATAATCTAAAGAATTTTCATTAAAAGTTTGACTTGCAATAGTTGTATAAGTTTGTTTTTGGGATATATATGAATTATATGTACTTTCATAATCCTGATTACTTATCGATCCTGTACTAGGTCCTGGTATATCATTGTCAAAATAAAAACCAAAACTTAAATACTTATCAGCAAATTGAGCGGCCTTTGGATCATCTTCAGTTTTTGT